AATTTTTGTTCAGCCATATCCCCCATTGTTTTGATACGTTCGTCAAATGTTTTAAGTCTGAAAGTTTCCATAGTTAGATCTTTACTGCATCTATATGAACTACTTGTTTGTCGTTTGGAATTATCCCAGATTTTTGTATCCCATCCATTAGCAGTTTCACATAGTTGTCTATGTCGCCACGTAAACTGGTTGCCCAGTTCGTGGCGTCTCTAATAGTTACTGAAGTCGAGTCTTTAGTAAAAGTTATTTCCATTTGTACTGCACAATTAAAGATTGGTGCATCATCTGGAATAGCTGCAACTATTGCGTCTTCAGCTTCGAGTGTTGTCTGCGGTGTGTATACACGACCTCTACGTGTCATGCGGGGACGGCCCTTGGGAGTGGGCCGTCCCTGCACTACAAACGTGAACTCAGTGCCTTGTGGCAATGGTTCTGGCGTGTTGGACGAGGTGTTCGATTTGCCTTTGGGCATCTCTCCTGCCTTCAAATTTTGGGCCTTCAGCCCACCAGGTGCCTAATTGAGCATCTAGTTTCAAAGTCCAAGCTACCACGTCTATCTCTGAATACCCTGCTTCCCACATAGCACGTGCGAAACGATCCAAGAATCCATGTCTGCCTTTACCAGCACCAGACTGGTGAAAGTAGGCATGAGGACCGTCTTCCCACATGCGTCTAGCTACGCCTCTTAGACGTGTGCCATCAATTTTCATCAATGGTTTTTTGTCGTAGGAACGTTCAGGTGGCAAGCTTTGTACAGGTGCTTTCCATAGTTTCGACACGTCTATCAAAGTTTGTGTCGGTACACGGTTAGTTTCTGCATCAAGCATGAAATCCCACAGGTCTATAGAGTTGTTATCTCTATCTAACATCTGTTGCCTTCCTTCGGGCCTTCGCCCTCCGTATGGCAATCTCATGTAGTTACCAGGTGGTCCTTCAAGTGAGTCTTGCTTTGGGTAAACAGCATCAAATTTAACTTGTGCTATTTGCACTGCCGCTAACAGCGCTTTTCTTACTATGTGGGCTTGAATCCATTCTTCGGTAAAGATCCATACATGGCAACCTTTACTTCGGGATAGTTCTACCCACGATGTTATGTTTAACGCTTCGAATACTGCTGAAACGTTTTGTGCATATAGGATTGAGTCGTCGCCTTCGTCTATATCGACGGCTCCCCATTTACATTTCCACAGTTCTTCTTTCATCTCATGGTAGATGGGTCTACCGTTTGAGTTTATGAAGCCTGCTGTGCCTACGTGTTCTTTGTGGGGATCGTAAACCATTGGATAAATTCCAATCATTTCTGAGCCTTCTAAGTGACGTTCGTAGGTTTCTGTTGTAACTGGTGTCCATCTGCATCCGCCTTCGTCAGTTCCGAATGCGTATGGGAATCCTTCGAATATGGATTTCATTGTGTCACTCATTGAGGCTCATCTGCTCCCATGTAACACCAGGTTCAAGTAGTCTGCCTGAAGAATCAATTGTTAAGTTGACTTCAGCTTTTTCTCCTTCACCTGCTTTGTTTTTCCATAAACCAACGCTTACTTCGTTTTCGTAGAATCGACGGGTTTCGTCGTCAAGGTTGGTGTCATCCCATCGTCTCCATGTTTCTAACACGAAGTGGCTTTCACTGGTAGATGCGAATCTGCCAGAGTCTATGCCTCCAGCAGAGCCACGGTTACCTGCGCCTCTGCCTGATTGATGTATGACTACACCTATGACTCGCCAGTCTGATACGAGTTGTTTAAAGGATTCTATTTTAGATTGGACGCTGGCTGCGTCCCCTGATCCTCCACCACGTATTAGTTCAAGGTAATCGTAAACTAAAACATCTGGTCGTTGTCCATCCCATAGTTCGGATGTGGCAATTCTCATTGCTTTGTCTAGATCATCTACTGACATGCCTGTTGATTCAAAGTGTAAGTTTGTTGAGTTGGATATGACTTCGCTCGTTCGTTGCCACGCTAACGTGTCATTACGTATGAGTCTGCTGATCCAATCTTTTTGGCCTATCTGCATTTTCATGGCTGCGTAACGACCCCAGAACATTGATTCTGTTTCGTCAGGTGATACCCACAAGGTTCTGTGGTTACTGTTCCTTGCAACTATGTTCATCGCAAGTAGCGATTTACCTGTGTGTGTTTTCCCTATCAGAGTGACGAGGTTGCCAGGTCTAGCTCCCCCCATCGTGACTTCATCAAACCTTCTGATACCAAATTTCCATTCTCCACCTGCTTTGAGATCGCTACGCATTAGCCGAATCTGTTCAGACTTAGGTGTAAATAGTCTTTTGACATCGTTGCTTGAGACGCCTTCAACATCTGCCTGTGGGGGAACCACGGTCTCCGCCGTGGTTCGCCCAACTAACAGACGTGCATCTTCAAGAGATAGCTTCTCAACCACCTGCTGAAGCGAATGTTTCACCTGATACAGGATCAGGTCGTTCGCCCCAATTGAAAGGTGAGTGTTTCACTAACCCACCGAAGTAGCCACTTTTTCCTGCTTGGGGATGATTGCCATCGCCCTGCTGAAGTGACAGATTACCTTCACCGTCAACGAATACGCCACGTTTGATTTTGAAATCACCTAGGGCACATTTGTTGTTTTTAGTTGCGGGGATTGGTTGTCCACGCATCTGTTCGGACCAGTAATTGTTCGGGTAAGTACGTGCTCCGTCAGCGAACAACTTCCTTACGACCTGATTATCCATAAACACGGATTCTTTAGAGCCGTAAGTTACTCCACTAGCTTGTTCAACTAACCAAAGTTTGTGTACGCTCGCATATTCTGAGTCGTCAATGTACTTTGATTCGCCACGTGCTTGTGAAACAGTTGCGCCAGGGAACGCGTTCTCGACTATTGAAAGCACAGGTGCTACTTGATCAGTTTGAACAATTGTCTGTTCAGCTGATGTAAGCGCACCGTTTAATCCTGCTTTCAAGTCTAGTAACGTGTTCATTAACACTCCAGAGTTGTCTGCCAATAACGTAAGTATGTCTTCGTTAGGATCAGACGTTCCTGAAGCCAGTTGAGCACATGTAAGCTCGACTGTGCATTTGATTAGAACTTGCGCCTCAATCGACGCACGTTCTGATGGTGACATTGGTTTGAATGCCATTATGTGATACCTCCAGTAGCACCTTTACACTGTGTCCAATTTGGACACCATTTTTCTGAGCACCACCAACCGTTGTCACCTAAAGGCCATAGACCTCTAGGCGAGTTTTCAACGAACTTGGCAAGTGCTAAGACCTTTTGTCTCATCCATTCTGTATGTGAACTGTCACGTTCTAACTCGATGTATGAGACTCCCTTGGGATGCACTATCCCAAACTTAAATAACGGTATGTCGGTTGCCCAACAATACATGATTGATTGAACATCCCAACGTTCGTATTCCCATTTGTTTCTGGAATAGTCACGTGACGGGAACTTCCAATCCCAGACACGATTTTCTTCAACTAGGTCTATCGTGCCACGTGCATAAATCACACGTTCGTTGTCTTCCCACAGGATTTTGTTGAAGTCTTGCTCTATACCTGTGGGTATTATCTTTTCATCTGCGTTGTAAATTTGGTTGTACCAGTCTGTAATACGTGAGTACCCTTCAGTCACGATTGTGTCAGGATTGTATTTAGTCCACTGGTCATCGTCTATCAGGTGCTTTGCTTCATCCCAGTAGTAATTGAACGCATACAGAAGCCCATCAAGGGTTTCGTCGTTGCCATTCATACGTGCTTGCAAAGCATCTTCGGCTACTGCGTGACACGCTGTACCGAAAGTGTTTACGTCTTTAGGTCTTTCCGCTGACAGGTTATAAATGTCTTTGCGAAATCTTTCTAAACACATGTCTGCGGTTTTTATTGACGATTGACGAACCCATGTGTGAATCCATCTACCGTCTGCATCTTTATGCAGCGGATATTCCATATGTTGCTCCCAATGTACTTAGTACCAATAACCACTTTGGGTGGTTATTGTTTACTTAGTACCAATAATTAGTCTAATAAGATTCTAAAAAAAACGGACACCTGTAATATAAATGTCATATAAATGACACACAAATGTCACATAAGGGTTCGACAGACGGGGAACCTTAACGACTCACAATGCTAATCGTAGGAACCATAATCCGTAATGGCAGGTCCCCCTTTACCCGAAAGGATAAGGGCTAGTCTGTCGAAGATTTTTGTGCTCTGTATTTCGCTTTCCTAATTGCTTCTTGCGTTCTTTTTGGTGCTCTAGATGCTATCCTACGTGCTCCATTTGATTTAAACACGTCCCATTGATCCCAAGCTTTTTGACAAAGCTCACACCTACATTCACCTACAGCGTATGTGCCTATGTAACCGTGCTTTACGAAGTCAGATTTCTCTACACGTAAATAACCGTTTATTTCTTTCATTTGTTTCCTTTCTCCAATTTCTGTATGCGTCTACCTAAACGTTTAATTTCGTTTTTTAATTCAACAATTTCTTGTGTCTGATCTCGCACTAAAGCTTTACGTGCATTGTTCACAGAAGCATCTACCTCTTCTAAATGTGTTGGGTTACAGCAAGAAGCTGTTCCACACAGGTGATCTAAATGTGTACTTGGCGATAAAGCACCTTTTGCATGTAAGTACGCTGCTCTGTGAATAAGAGCGTTGTTTTTAGTTCCTAATGCTTTTGCTATGGGAACTGAGCTTACTAGTCCATAACCTGCTGGCAACTTGCATCTTTGCCATATCCAACAACCTGTTTTTTTGTTTATCTTTATGTATTTGTTTTTGGGGTCCAGGTACCATTCCATTCTTGATGCGAATGTTTGACCTTTGTTGTTGTAATACGTTCTCATTGCGTGCCTTTCTAAATAGCGGCAGCCCAGCACATGGAAACCACATGCCAGGCTGCCTTTAGGTCTACCCACCAGGGGGAGGTACAAACGCGATGGGTAGACTTGACCCTATACGTGAAGCATACCCTTAAGGTATTCTTCACATGCGTCTGCGATAGGTGTTTTACCGTCCAAAGTTTTAGCTAACCCCTTGGCTTGATCACGTACAAAGCTCTTATCTAGCCTTGGTGAATTCCATGTGTGCTGCTCAACGCCTTGGACAACGTTGTATGCGGTCCACATGTTAGATGTCCCATCTATTACAGATGCTTGCCTATGCCATTCAGTACCTAGCATTGACTTTTTAGCCAATGTTTGATTCTTTTTACGTTTGCTAGCTTCGGGATCATATGGGAACAGATTGTTGACTAGCTTAGTGAACTCATGTCCACGAAAGTCGCAATCTTTGAACTCGTTTGCCATAGCAGCTAACTCATATGTCTGATCGATGCTAGCTTGCATAATCTCAGCAGCTAACGTGAGCCTGTGATCGTGATTGGTTGTAGCTTTCACACGAAACAGCTTGTTTTTGTTACCTAATGCATTTTCGCATACAAGTCGCTTCACCATAGGTATGGATTCGGTAGACCAACTACGATTCAGACTCATACGTGTGTATACATATGGTTGCAGAATGTCTTGCTCACCATTGAACATGCCTAGGTCTACAGCGTCACCTATTTCTTGAGCGATGATAGCTTTCTCACCTTGACCGAACACGGTTATACCTGTGCAACTGTTAGGGAACAAATCTTCCATAACATCTAACACGTGCTTGTAACCGTCACGTGCAGGGTAAGAACCAGAAACCATTCCTAGCATCTGGTCTGTACCTGAGCGGAATATGCCTTCGAACAGTGGTTTACCTTGCTTCATACCTTTGTTGTATACAGGTGTGAAATTTCGTCTACCTACTGTGTGTTCATGACCTTCGTTGACAGATTGGAATTGTGCTGAACGATAGTCAACATCGAAATCAGCGCCAACAAGTGCAGCAGCATCACGTGTGGACATTTTCACCACATTCTCATCTGTATCAGCACTGCGTTGCTTGCTATTAGCAGGATCAAACATTGGTTCTAGCGCTGCTTTTTCTTCGATGACTGAACGCAAACTCTGAAGCCAATTATGTGAGCCTTCAGGTGTGTTGTCTATACGATTAATATGTGTAACCATTTTTGTACCTCCAAGTACATGTATTTGACTTACATCAGGTAAGTCAAGGAAACCCACCCAGGCTAGTACGAACGTTGTAACTAACTAGGTGGGCAACCTTCACTCACGTGATTTTTTAGCTGTCGAGTGTAGTTTTAGCTACAATCGTTGTTCCTACAACGTCAACAGGTACGGTAGGGACACGTTTGAACGGGTCCATAGCCATACCAACTTTTTCTAAAGCTGTAGTTAATTGCATAACCTGAATTTGTAAACGTGCATGGGAATCTTCAAGAGTTTTCATCTTGTGTTTCTGGTCTATGTAATCGTCCCAGCTTACGAATGCATCACCTAAGTCTTGTTGGTTTAGCATATGTTGGGCTGATGTTCTCACAGCATTGTGGAACGCACGACCTGTGGAACACAAGCTTTCTTCGCTTGTAGTAACAAAGTCACTCAACAGTTCCTCCAACATGTCACCTAACGCATCAGATGTGAACTCATCAGGTATGTCTAGGTTGTCTTTTTCGGATTCGAACACGTCGTACGCAATGTCACGAATTATCTCATAGTTATCATTCAACACGTCGCTTGTATCCATGTCTGATATGCACTGCCTTGAAATGTCTGTCACAAAATCGTGTATAGCTGAACTTTGCGTTACAACCTGATCTATTTCGTGATTGCTGATTTCTGCTATTGCTTCAATTTGTATGCTCATTGTATGTACCTCCAAGTACAATTTGTTTTCGAAAATTTGAGGGGTGGGATATTAACTCTCTCACTTCGTTCGAGAGTTAATACCCCATTTAGGGTGATCAATAGGCTAAAACTGGACCGAATTCGTCAGCTTCTCGCATGATCGTTTCTGTGGTGTTCCACTCGTCACCATACCAATGCGGTGCGACAGCCAACCAATCGATTCTCCAAGGTGAACCTATGTAATCGAACATGTCCATAGAATCAGAGCCACAGTAACTTTCTCTCTCATCTGACAACATCTCATATGTATCTCTGAGAGCATCTGCTACCACAAATTTAGCTCCTCTACATGTGCCTTCAGGCCAACCAGTAGGACGCATCCCTTCCTCAGCTAATGCTCTTAGCACTTCAGGTCTGAACAAGAAATTGCCGAACCCATATTCTGTTATGTGTAGCTGAAACGACCACGTTTCACGGTTAGTCCAGCCTTCGAATGTTTCATCTGACATTATGTACCTCCCAGTACGTATTAAAGCGTATGTTTGCGCTCTGATTCAATCATGGCCTGCCAATAAGCAACACCACGTGGCTTCTCTTTTTGAAACCGTTTCTTCCCTTCAGGTGTATATCTAATCATATGAATGGCTAAACCGCCAAACAGATACACACCACAAAAGATACCTAACACTCCGAAAACACCTGCTCCGAAGCTTAACTCACCTAACCATTCCAACATATAACCCTCCTCGCAAAAGCGACGAATTTATTTTTTTTACACATACAGGTTTCAGACAAGCTGAATCCTTCCGTTTTGGTCATACACATAGTCAACGCATACATGCATCCAGTAGCATTTATCGTTTTTGCCTTGATTAGGGCAGTGCTCGACACGTGTAAACATGAGCCTTTCACCATCTGAACCCATCTGTGTAGATGGCATGATGTTTCTTGGTTCGCTCCAACGTGTATTTTTACGTGATGATGTGAGGTGTGCGTCGTTCATGCTTGCCAACCTTTAACCATGATATGCAGAGCTTCATCATATGTAGCTACGTCATAACATATTGCATGTGCCCAACCGTCGGAATGGTCATCCTTAGCTAGGTTCAACGCAACCACCACGTATGGACGATCTAAGCCGAATGGTCCTTCAGGTCTGTACACAATGGCACGTCCCTGAGTCATTTCGTCCCAATCGCCGCTAGAACCATGTGCTTTGTGTGATATTGCTACCACTTTGTAACCGTTAAGTGTCATATCCTTTATCATGTGTACCTCCCAGTACTATTTTTGATGGGGTGGGATATTCTCTCTCTCACTTCGTTCGAGAGAGAATACCCCAATTTGCTAGGCATTCAAGCCGATTGGTCGAACCATGTAAGCGGCCCGTGTTATCGCATATGTTGGATACATTTTCTCAGACCACCGAGGAGAAACCCTAGCTTCACGTATGGTGTGAACATGTGGCTCGTCCTCGATCTCGAAAGCCTCCTCGAAGTCCAGTTCACGTGCACCATCTAGGCCCAACATGTCGAGAAGCTCCTTGGTATCAGGTGCATAACGTTCCGTGTACATGAACTCATGCAACTTAGTCTGAGCCAGTTCTGAACTCATATCCACGTGAGGATGGCATATCAGCCAGGCCTCACGACGTGCATCTAACTCAATAGCGCTAACAGTTTTAGTCCTACGTATCATGTGATATCCCTTGTTCGTTGATTTAGTAAATTTTCTAGTAAGTGGGCGTTTACTCTCTCACTTCGTAAGAGAGTAAACACCCAGTTCTGGTACCTTCTAGGCACCTGTAGGCGACCTACTCTGGCAATGAATAGTCCATCTTACGTGAATACATAACACCCTCACGTAAACGTTCCGAAGCTATATCAGCCTCAATCTTGCCAGTCACATGTGCCTTCAGGTCATTGATATTGTCCAACATTTGCATCATTTCAAGACGTGACATGTGAGATGTACCAAAGTCTGCAACGTCGAAGTACTCAGGTGTAAGTATCCATGTAAACACGGCGTCAGGTGTAGCATTGTCAAGTGGCATAATCGTATCCAATCATATGTATGTGTAGAGGGCGAATTCCCTCATGTGAACCCACCACCTAAGCGATGAACTCACATGAAGAAGGGAGCGTAGCTCCCAACCTCACAGATGACTAAGCAGCCAACGCAGCAGCTATACGTGCTTGATAGCTAACTGGAAAAGCCTTAGCACCAGCAGCAACACGTGAAGCCATGATCTCAGCCAGGAGAACCCCAGCAGCATCACGAGTATCTTCGGAACGAAGATTCTTTATACATGTGTTGACGACCTTGTTAGCCGCCTTGTTAGCCTCGCTGTACTCCTTGGTACCACGTGGAGCCTTGGAAGTCCAGATCGCATCAGTCGCAGGGACCACTTTCTTCGTGGTTTTACGTGTAGCTTTGACAGCCTTAGCTGGAGCTTTCTTCTTAGGTGCAACCTTCGGTTCAACAGGTGTGGCAACAGGTGTGTCGAAGATTCCATTCATTGTGGCTAAAGCCACCTTGATCGCTGTGAACTCTTCATCGGAGATGATAACTGGCATATGATTTTCCTTTGGTTTTGGAGGAGGCTAACCCCCCTCTCTACGTATCTATCTTCACTATGTTCAGATAGATACTTAGTAGAGAGGGGGATATGGGATTCGGTTGCCGATCCTCCCAGATGTACGGTTTCGTTGCATAATGCGCAGGAAACTGCATGCATGTGAGCAAAATTTACCTAGATTTTACTAGTAAATCTCCGAACCACATGCATCATGCGATCACGGTTCGCCAAACATGTGCGCCTGCATCATGCGACCCCACCCCCCAGTGGGGGTACCCTTTCGCCGATGCTATATGTATAGATATGAAGGGACAGTGCGACTACGATTTTAATTTTACCAATTATTTCGCTTATATACTTGCAACTGTCTGCGACATTGTTTAGTTTACCTAGTACCATCCCCCGCAGGGGGCGGGGGATGTTTACTTAGTACCATCTCCCACTAGATGTGGGAGATGTTTACTTAGTACCAGTCTTTATATAGTAAGTCTGATTGTCCCAAAGAATATTAAAAAGATATAGTGGGACATAAAAGCCTATAGGTGAGGTAAAGATTATGGCGCAGAACGGTGGAGGGAAGGGTTGGATAACCGACCCAGACACAGGCATTGCTAAAATGCCTCGGCATTGGGAGTTGCTTTTAGAGTGGCTTTTGCTGGGCCCTGAGAGGCAGCCTAAGTACCAACAGGACTTTGCTGCTGAACATGGTTTGCATGCTGATTCTCTTCGCCGTATTAAGCGTGATCCTCGTTTTATTAAGGAGTGGGATAGGCGTGCGTCTGAGTTGAACATTAACCCTGAGCGTGTGCAAAGTGTTATTGATGCTTTGTGGGCTGCTGCTGCGGGGGGCGATGTTAAGGCTGCGTCTTTGTATTTGCAGTATATTGATAAGTTTACGCCTCGTAAGAAGATGATTCTTGATGATGATCGGGACGTTGCGGGTTATAGTAATGAGGAGCTTGCTGAAGCTTTGGAAGCTGAAGTTATTAGTTTAAGGATGGTTGAAAGTGCCTAAGGTTAATGGTAAGTCTTATTCGTATTCTAAGAAGGGTGTAGCGGCTGCTAAGGCGGCTTCTAAGCGTTCTGGTAAGAAGATGACTAATACTAAAAAGAAGAAGTAGATGGCTGAATGGAAAGGCAAGAAGGTTGCTTTAAATAAGCCTCGTAATATTTCTTCTGGTTCTCCTGGATATGGGCGTAAGCAAAAAGAAGTGTTTGTTATGGATGATGGGAAAGTTAAGCGTGTCGCGTTTGGTGATCCTAATATGAAGAATCGTAGTAGTGATCCGAAAGCAAAAAAGTCTTTTCATGCTCGCCATAATTGTTCTAGTCCAGGACCTAAAACGAGTGCTCGGTATTGGGCTTGTAAAGATTGGTAATTTAAGATGGATGATGAGCCGCAGACATTGATGGAAGTTTTTGAAGAATTTCCTGAGTTAATGGGTGAACGTTATGACCCGTTTAGCGATGACACTCCGTTGGAGTGTGGGGTAGAGAACCCTGATGTTTGTGAGTCGTGTCAATGAGGGGGATATATGTCGTTGGAGGAACTAGCTGATAAGTCTGTAGTTTGGGAAAACGCTATTAAGCGTTTAATTAAGTCTTTTGCTGCTATTGCTGCTGCTATTGGCGCAGCAATTATGCCTTTGATTATGTGGTGGCCTTTTGGAGGTTCTTCAGATAATGAGGTTAAAGAGACTGTTGTTATAGAGAATTGGGGGTATAGTCCTCAGTGTTCTCAACTGTTTAACACTATTGACTGGGGTTGGTCAGAAGAACAGTGGTCTAAGTGGGAAATGCTACGCAGAGACATGGGGTGTTAAATGGGAAGAGTGAGCGAATTACGTCAAGAAGCAGAATGGCGTAAGTGTGTTAAGAGTGAGAAATATTTTCTTGAGTCTTATTGGCACGTTGCTCACCCTGGTCATGGTAGGGTTTTATTTGGTCTACGTGACGCTCAAAAGGAAGCTCTTGAGCGTTGGGCGGATAATAGATATTCATTAACTTTAAAAGCTCGTCAAATAGGGTGGACAACTTTAGTTGCTGCCCATCAGTTCTGGTTAGCTTTTTTCAAAGACGATCAAAACATTATTGATTTGTCACGTACTGAGAGAGAAGCAGTGTTGCTTCTCCGTAAAACTAAATATGGGCAAAAACATTTGCCTGACTGGATGAACGAACGGGGGCCTCAATCTCTGGTTGATCATCAACAAAGAATGGGATTTTCTAATGGTTCACAAATTACTTCGATGCCTTCAGCCTCCGATCCTGCCCGAGGGGAATCAGCCACGCTTGTGGTTGTGGATGAGTGGGCATTTTTGCCCAACCCTGAAGAAGCGTGGGCCTCGATTGAGCCAGTAGCCGATGTAGGCGGACGGATTATAGGGTTGAGTACTGCTAACGGTTCAGGAAATTTTTTCCACAAGTTGTGGACAGGATCAACTACTGGTAACAACAAATTTGATGCTATGTTTTTTCCTTGGTCTGCTTCGCAAGACAGAGATGAGGCTTGGTATGAAGGCAAGATTGCCTCTATGCTCCCTTGGCAGTTGGCCCAAGAGTATCCGACTACGCCCGAAGAGGCGTTTGTCCGTTCGGGCAATCCCGTCTTTGATTTGGACGTGTTGGGAGAACTCGGGAATATGGTCCGACCAGGTAAACAAGGTTATTTGCATGAGCTTCAAGGAGCCTTGGAGTTCAGATGCTAACAGTGTGGGAAGATCCGCAGAGGTGGAGCGGATACGTCCTTGGCGTGGATACGGCTGAGGGTTTAGGTCACGGCGATTATTCTTGTATCCAAGTTATTGATTGTAAAGATGGCAAACAGGTTGCTGTTTGGCATGGACGTATACCTCCTGACGAGTTAAGTCAAGAGGTATATAATCTTGGTGTTTGGTATGGGAATGCTTTGTGTTGTGTTGAAGCTAATAATCATGGGTTGACTACGATTGTTGGTTTAAGGCAGTTGGGTTACCCTAATTTGTATCGTCGTAGGACTTTAAATTCTGCGAATCAACGTACTAGCAATGAGTATGGGTGGCTTACTACTCGTACTTCTAAACCTTTGATGATAGATGAGCTTGCTCAGGCTTTAAAAAATTATGAGTTAAGTATTTTTGATGAGTATACGTTAGCTGAATTGCGTACTTATACTCGTAATGACCGTGGTGGTATGTCTGGGTCTCCGCATGATGACCGTGTTATGGCTTTAGCTATGGCTAATCAGATGAGAAAATATGCTTATATTCCAGAATATGTGCAGAATGTTGATGATACTTTTACTTTAGATTGGTGGCATAGGCAAATACCAAGCAGAAATGGTTCGGCTTCAGATATTATTGGATTAAATTCCAGCCGTGGGACAGTGTAGTTATATGTTTAGGAACAAAAATACGCTAGGAGCGTTTAATGTCCAATAGAAAATTCAATGCTTCAGGGATGGGCGCACAGCCTGTACTAAATGATGCACAGATTTATAATGGTCCAGTACAAAGAGGAGGGGCGCAGACAGATGTGCCTGTTTTTGGTGGTACGGACGAAGCTCATCCTGGTGAGCTTGCTGCTGGAATGGTTGTTCGTGAAACACCGACTAACCACCAAGGCCCTGATGGTAAAGTAGAGCGTGTAGCTAAACAGCCTGATGGTTCGGTTAGCAGCACTTGACCATTATTCCAAAAGATGCCACAAAAGAAGAATTTTGTTCGTACATCGTTGGGAAGAGGGGAACTCTTCCTGACGATGAGCTAGAAGATCTTTGGGAATGGCATTGCAAGCTTAATAGTGTAATTATGAACCTTGGATCAACTGGTCCTGCTCATCGCGCTAATTTGCCTAAAGATGAACAACATTTAAGTTTAAAAGAACGAGAAAAGAAAATCATTGCTGATGCTCAGGCTAACGGCCATGAGCCTCAATATGCAGGCAGACGTTGGGTGTAAAAAATGGCAAGTGAATCACGGTCAGAACGTTACGAAAGAGTACATGACCGTCTTCGGTTGGCTGCCAGATGGAGAACAGACGAGGGTTACGATAATAAATGGCGTCGTTTAATAGATGTTTATCGTGGAAAAACTTATTGGAATGCGAGCAATGCTAATTTTAGCGGCAATGTTACTGACGATCGCATTTCAGTTAATATGGCTTTCTCTACAATAAATGTTATTAGCCCTGCTGTTTCTATTAACCATCCAAAAATTACTATTAACGCTAACAAAGAGTCAGATGCTGATCGAGCAGTTTTTGTTGAAGCCGTAATTAATTATTTGTGGCGTCATTACGATTATCGTAAACCTTTTAGGCGTGCAGTTAAAGATTTTCTTATTGTGGGCCACGGATGGCTTAAAGTAGGTTGGAAATTTGTTGAGGAAGAGCGTGCTTTAAATGATTACGAAATGGATGACGAATATCGTAGGTCTATCGAGGAAGTGGATGTCTTCGCTCAGGAAAGCCCTGAGTTTGCTAATGAGTTACCTACAGATGAACAAATAAGATCAAGTTTGCCTCATACAGAGATGATGATTGTTGAGGATCAGCCTTTTGTTGAACGGATTTCTCCTTTTGATATGTTTGTTGATCCTGAAGCTACTTGTTTGGATGACGCAAAATGGATTGCTCAAAGAATTGTTCGGCCTTTAAACGAAGTTAAAAAAGATAAACGGTTTAAATCTTCTGTTCGTAGAACATTAGGTGCAGATTCTGGGTTGATGCTTCGTTGGCAAGATGATACAGAACGTGAACAGTACGCTGACGAGATTGATCGTGTAACTCTTTACGAGTATTACGATCTTGAAGCAGGCACTATTTCTGTTTGTGCTTATGAAGCAGATGATTATTTGCTTGACCCTCAACCTATGCCTTACGATTTTGGTCATCCTTTTGTGATGATGCGTAATTATGATGTTCCTGACGTTTTTTATCCAATGGGTGATTTAGAACAGATTGAGTCTTTGCAGGAAGAGTTAAACAAAACTCGTTCTCAAATGGTTAATCACAGGAAACGTTATGCACGTAAATATCTTTACCATGAGCGTTCTTTTGGGCCTGAAGGTCGTGAAGCTTTAGAATCTGATGAAGATGGACGCTTTGTTCCTGTTATAGATGAAAACAGGCCGTTAAATGAGGTTGTTACGCCTTTGGCGCAAACTCCTTTAGCTCCTGAGATGTACAATCATTCGAGCATTATTGAAGCTGATATAAATATTGTAAGCGGCGTATCTGAATATTCTCGTGGGCAAATGCCTGAGGTGAGACGTACTGCTACTGAGGCAAGTATTATTGCTGATGCGGGTAATGCTAGATCGTCAGACAAATTAGCTATTATTGAGTTAGTTATTGGTGATGTGGCTCGGAGAGTATTGCAAATTATGCAGCAATACATGACACGGCCACAAATGGTTCGTATTACAGGCAAAAATGAAGAAAATCTTTATGTTGCTTATACTCGTAACGATATTTTAGGTGAGTACGATTTTGAGGTAGAAGGTGGCTCTACGCAGCCTTTGAACGAAACTGCTCGTCGCCAACAAGCTATTTCTTTGATGAACGCAGTTGCTCCTCTTGTAGGTACTGTTATTGATCCTGCTGAATTAGCTAAATATGTATTACAGTTTGGGTTTGGGGTTAAAAACCCTGAAAAATTTTTAGTCCAGCAAGAGCCCATGCAAGATGCAATGGCTCCTGAACAAGAGGCTGGACCTGGGGGGGATGGAGGCGGTATGCCTCCTCCCCCAATGACTGGCGGTATGGGTCCTGGACCTATACCAGAACAAGTTTTTGAGGCAACGGGTGGGGTGCCTCCAGAATTATTAGCACAATTGCAAAACCAAATGGGTTTGGAGTTGCCTAATATGTAATGGGACAACAGTCCCTTATCAATAAGGAATAACCGAAAGTAGGATTCCAAATGACCGAAGCTACGGAACTGGCTCCCAGTAATCCTGATGTTTCATCTGAAGCGTACACCATCAAA